CTCAGTGCTGGTCTTGCACCACACTCAGGAGGGTTCACCGGGTCATCCTTGCCAGCCACGCTCAGCGTTGCAGGGTAAGGTTGCACAGATCCCGGCGATGGTATTGACCATCGGAAACTACATGCTGCCTAACGGCATCGATCAGTACATGTGCATAGCACCTGTCAAGAATCGCTACGGAAGAGCAGACCAAACGGGCAATACCTATGTACAATTATCCTTCGACCCAGAGTCGATGTACCTAGAAGATGTCCTGCGTACCTACGATCAAGAGGAGATGATGGTTATATGACTACCTATTTGCAATGGCTAGGCATAGTAGTCCTAAGTATTTTAGGATTATCTTTTGCTGCCATGGTAGCTAGAATGGCTATCGACATTATCTTTGACCGCTAATGAGTAACGCAGCAAAGGCAAAGGGTTCTAAGGCAGAACTAGATGTCGTTAAATGGCTGAAGGAACAGGGGTTTCCCTATGCCGACCGACGATTAGCTGGTGCTACCCTAGACAAAGGGGACATCTCCGGTGTTCTTGGTGTCACTATTGAGATCAAGAACCACGCGGCGATGAACTTAGGTGGGTGGGTTGCAGAACTAGAACTGGAAATGTCTAACGATAATGCTTGGACAGGAACAGTTCTACATAAGCGCAAGGGGAAAGCTAATGTAGGAGAATGGTACTGCACCCAACCCGCACATATTTGGATCGAACTTCTCAAGAAAGCGATGGATAAATAATGTTTATTACAAAGAAAAAATACGAAAAGTTAGTTAAAGATGTAGAAACTAATCACTCTCAGTTGATTTGCTTTCTAAACAAAAAACTTGATATAAGCGATTTGCCGCTTTTTGAAGCAACTAATTCACGCTTGCAATCAAGGATTGAAGAACTTGAAGATTTGCTTATCAAGGCAGGTATCTTGGTAGAAGTGCAAGAACCAGAAGCAGACTTTGCTCGTAAAGAATCTGAATTAAATAGCCATAACCAGCGCATAGGAAGCAAGCAAGTACGTTACGCAGTAAAGAAGATCAAGTAAGTTATTGAAAGGAGAGGGACAATGACTGATAAACATAGCATCGAAGACTTCTTGCACCACATAGGTGCGACAGTACCAGCTAGAGGACACGGTTGGAGAAAGATGAAGTGTCCATACCACGATGATCGTAACGCAAGCGCAGCCGTGAACTTTGACCTTAACAGGTTTAAGTGTCACGGTTGTGACGTCGCAGGAGATACCTACGATCTAATACGCAAAGAGAGAGGCGGTACATTAAGTGAGGCTATCGAGTTCGCAACGAGCATTTCTTCAGAAGGCCACAATCCAGTATTCTCAACACATCGAAGTAGCGGAGGAGTATCTCGCAACACGGGGTCTCTCGGTCGACGAGGCGCGAGCGTTTGGACTGGGAGTAGTCGTAGATCCGCTTCCTAGTCATGAGGCCATAGCAGGACGTTTAACCATCCCGTACATCACGCCTAGTGGCGTGGTAGATCTACGGACAAGAGCAATGCACGGGGAAGAACCTAAGTACTTAGGCTTACCCGGTGCTGAAACAACTATGTTTAACACCAACGCTGTCTTTACCGCCACGAAGTACATCTGCCTCACCGAAGGTGAGTTTGACTGTATACTGATGACTGCAAAGACAGACCATCCAACCGTAGGTATACCCGGGGCTTCATCATGGAAGCCACACTATGCTCGCATCTTGGATGATTTTGACATTGTGATCGTGTTAGCTGACGGTGACAAGGCTGGTAGTGAGATGGGCAAGAAGGTTGGTAGAGAGTTGTCCAATGTAAATGTCATCCCAATGCCCGAGGGAGAAGACGTAAATAGCGTCATCTTAAAGTATGGAAAGGAATGGATCGATGAGCGAATCAACGAATGCATCACAGCAGGATGAGTTTGTATTACCACTAGATAGGAGCATCTGGAAGCATGTCAGAACAATGGAAGCATCGATTGGGATTCCCGTCTCGGAAGATAAAGTCTTGGACCTTTTTGGTTCTCTTTACGATATTTATTTTGCTTATGAAACAGACCGTAAAAAAGGAGAAGAACTCCTCATTGCATTGACGGCGCTGCTTGTTGCAGCACCTCTCGGTCAAGGCAAGGCAGTCTGGGATAAGCTCAATGAACGTAAGGTAGACATGACTAACTTTGAGTTTAAGGCAGCTGAAGATGCTGATAGGTCTTAGCGGATACGCACAATCGGGTAAGGATTCAGTAGCCGAGGTTCTCGTAAGAGACTTCGGCTTTACTCGTGTTGCCTTTGCCGATAAGATCAAAGAATTTGTCTACGAGATTAACCCTTACTTTGGGTACCATCTTAAAGATGCAGTAGATAACACTGGCTGGGATCAAGCCAAACAAGCTCCTGAAGTACGAGAGTTCCTGCAGAATGTAGGCGTAGGCGCTCGCAACATCTTCGGTGAAGACTTCTGGGTTAAGCAAGCATTGACCGGGATTGTTGACCATAGAAGGTACGACTATGTAGTTACGGATGTACGCTTCCCTAACGAGATGGAAGCTATCTGGGCATTAAATGGAAAGATCTGGCGCGTAGAGCGTCCGGGTGTTGGTCCGGTAAACGATCACATCTCCGAACGAGCAAGCAAAGGAATTGAAGAAGACTGCTATATCAGCAACTCAGGTACCTTAGAAACCCTAAAAGGAACCGTACGCAATCTTATGCGACACGTGGGATAAATCTCACAATACGGACATTTGCTGTGTCATACTTCTCACACCGACTAAATGGTCGGTGGAGAGGTAGACCGCATGAAGAAGATCGTCGTACTGTCAGACATACAGTACCCATACCACGACCCTAAAGCGATCAAGACCGTCATTGACTTTGTTAAGCATGAAAAGCCAGACGAACTATGGTGTGTAGGAGATGAGCTTGACGCTCCTCAGCCTAGTCGCTGGAACAAGGGAATGCGTGGAGAATACAATGACACGCTACAAGATGACATAGATGGACTGCATGATTTAATGCTGGACTTCCGTATCGCCCTTGGTTGGAATAAGAAGTTTGTGATTCAGCGCAGCAACCATACGGATCGCATCGAGACGTACATCAACAAGTACGCTCCTGCCCTTAATAGTCTTCGTAGTACTAAAGTCGAGAAGCTTATCGGTTATGATGAGCTTAAGATCCAATACCTTCACGGGTTCAAGGAGCTTCTCCCCGGATGGGTAATGGCACATGGAGATGAAGGTCGCTCCGTCCAAACTCCCGGCAGTACAGCTATGAGCCTTGCGAAGAAACTTGGTAAGAGCGTTGTATGCGGACACACTCACAAGCTCGGCCTGCAACACGAAACGACCGGACTCAATGGAGATACCAATACTATCTTCGGGCTTGAAGTCGGTCACCTTATGGACCTTAAACAAGCATCCTACCTTACAAGTGGTATCGCTAACTGGCAGCAGGGCATCGGTATCTTGATTGAACATAACCGCAAGGTTACACCCTATGCAGTACCAATTGTCAAGGGAGAAATCCTACTTCCATGAAGCAAGAGCAATGGCTAGATGATTACTCGGAGATGGTTGCAAAACTGGCTCAGGAGTACCGCAGACGTTATCCAATGGTAGAACCGGATGACATCTTACAGGAAATGTATCTATGGTTTGTAAGCCATCCTCGTAAGTTTAAGGAGTGGTTGTCCTACCCAGACAAAGAGCGTGAGAAGCTGATCGCTAAGTCGCTTCGCAATGCTGCGCTCAAGTTCTGCGAGAAGGAGAAAGCCAAGGTCATCAAGTATGACATTTCAGACTTGTACTACTACGACACCTCTGTTGTAGAAGCATTCCTACCAAGCATCATTCAAGAGTCCTATGAGATGCCTGCCAAGATCCAAGACCTGAATTCTAAGTTCGGTGGCGGGGGAGAGGTAAGCGATGGCATGAACTGGCTTGTACTACGGGCTGACATTGCCAAGGCTTTCTACAGCCTCTCAGAGGCTAAGCAGAACATCCTACGACTTGCCTTTGGCAAGGAGCATGGGGACTGGAAAGCATTATCAGAGACGCTACAAACGACACCGGATGGTGCTCGCATGAAAGTCCAGCGAGCGCTGGGATCACTTGTACAACACCTAGGAGGATGGAAACCTTACGATGACCAAGACACCCAAGAGCAAGTCGGAGATGAAGCGAGTGGCAGTGCAGAATCAAGACAAGCCGAAGCCGAAGAATAACAACATCATCGTCGCTTGGTGCGACGGTGGCTCAGTAGACGGCAAGTTTGCTGAAGGTCTGGTCTATTCGATCCTAGCTGGCAATGTACCTATTGCCTCTGCCATGCGTGTGCAGGGTAACCAGATCGGACGTCAGCGTCAGAACGCCTTTGATTACTGGTATGACCACACAGACTTCGAGTGGATCCTATGGATTGACTCAGACATTGTGGTAACCCCAGAGGTACTACAGATGCTCTGGAACGAAGCAGATCCTATTGCTCGACCAGTCATCTCCGGAACCTACTTTATCTCCAAGGAGAACGAGCAGGCTTTGATGACTCCGTTCCCATCACTCTTCTCATGGACAGAGGATCCTTACAAACTAGCCTATGTACATCCACTCCCAGTTAATTCTCTTGTCCGTATCGGTGCTGCTGGCTTTGGCTTGGTGCTTATGCACCGTAATGCTGCTCGCACAATGCGAGAGAAGCTTGGCAATAAGCCGTTCTTCAATGAGACTGGCGTTGGTGAGCAGTTTGTATCTGAGGACATCAACTTCTTCCGCTTGATGCGAGAAGCAGATGTGCCACTCTACGCACACACTGGAGCTGTCGTGAAGCACATGAAGCGCTTCTCCTTTGATGTTGAGTTCTACAAGTTGTTCTGGGACAACGAGGAGCGAAAGAATGCTGATCGACCAACCGATTGACTTCTCCTTTGATGGAGAGATACCTACCTTTGCCTGTATCTGCGGATCGGCAATGTTCAAAATTACCGTAATGTGGGACGAGCAGACTCGTGCCGTGGGTTGGTATGACCTGCGGCAGGAGTGTGCGATGTGTGGAGCGTTCTCCACTGCACCTACCGAAATAGACAGGGAGTTAGATTGTGAATGAGACATGGGGATTCGGTATTAGTTACAAGAAGATCGTATCTACTCGTGGCTACGTACCAAGCGAAGATAAACGTGGCTACGTACTAAGCGAAGATAAACAAGTCATAAAGCTACTTATTTTTATGTTTGCCAAATGGTCGTACAGCCGTCTATGGGTTAAAGAGTACGATCGATCCTATGACCAAGCTGAACATACTTGGAACCCAGCCGATGGTACTAAGTACAAAGATGAGATTGAAGCACAGAATAAGCACAGGATCTGATGCCTAACTACGACTTCAAGTGCGAGAAGTGTGGGTCCACCATTGAGGTGTACATGAACTTCGGCGAGTCTACATTGCCGGTTTGTTGCCAAACCTCCATGACCAAAGTATTCTCCGCAGTACCAATCGTGTTCAAAGGAACAGGGTTCTACAAGACCGGAGGATGACATGTCATCAGACTTAATAGGCAGTACAGCAGTAATGAACTCAATTCCAACACCAACTGAAAAAGACTACGCTCTCGCCAAGGCTTACCTTGAGAAGCGTGGACATGAAGACATCATCGAAATGCTCAGTCTATGAGTCGTAGAGATAATCTCTGGAGAGATGAAGCGTCATGCTACAAAGAAGGAATTGATACCGAGGCTTTCTTCCCTGAAGTCGGGGAGACGGTACACAGGACGGTTGTTCAGCTCTGTAAGGCTTGTCCAGTCCAAGCAGAATGCTTGGCCTATGCTGTATCTATTCCAGAACTACAAGGTTACTGGGCTGGAACGTACTACCGGGACAGATATAAACTACGTAAGCAGTTACAGACTGTTAAGTAGCAGAGCAGAAAATTTCCCATCAACATGGGAAATTTTACTGTAGCAGGGAAAAAAAATCAAGTCGACACACCGATAAGGAGAAACAAATGCACAACTTTTTAATCTCAGTAGCAGGATCATTCGTAGGAATCGGTCTGTTGCTAGCCTTCACAATCATCATCAACCTCTTCCTAGAAAAAGATGAAGAACTCGAAAACATTGTAGAGATCAACGAGCTATGGCTCGCTGTCATCGAGCTAGAAGAAAAACTAGCCGAACTGCAGAATGATTTCAACGACGCCCTTGATGCTGCCGAATAATGCCAGCGATCAACATAGTCGATGAGTCAGGCACACTCGGGACACAGATCGGTCCCATCACGAACGCCATCGCATTATTCACCCAGCAGGTCTGTACAGCGTGGGGTCTCACGGGCTTTAGCGTTACACAGGGACTCGCTAGAGCCACTGCGGATTGGAACGTCTGCTTCGTCAGCAAGTTCCCAAACCTCGCAATGGAATCTACCGCTTACGGATACCACGAAACCGTCAACGGAATCCCAATTGCGTACATTCGAGTCGATGCTTACGGAAAGAGAAGCCCGTTTGGAACGTATGTCAGAGGACTTTCAGTCTTGGGTAAGCAAATCACTAAGCCAAGCTACACACCGGGCATCGCAGCAGTAGCCATGCACGAGATCGCAGAGATGCTGGTTGATCCTCAGATCAACAAGACTGCCAAGGATTCTTTGGGTCGTAACTGGCTCATGGAGATCTGCGATCACACAGTCGGGAACTACCTCATCACAACTGCCCTAGGCACGAACGTGATTTGCCCCGACTTCACCCACCCATCCTTCTATAACCTCAAGGGAGTCGCTCCGTACAGCCATCTCAGCGTACCGACCGCCCCATTTACCCTACCTAAGGGCGCCTACGGGTACTACACTGGTACCAATGGCTCAGTTATTGCTCTAGCTGCCGGGGTAGCAGACAGGGCATAGAACGCAAAAAGAAGCCCGGTCCTAGTATTTCTACTAAGGCCGGGCTTTTTAGTGCTTAGAATCGATCCTCGAACCGATTGAGGGTATCCTAGACGGTAGGTGCTGGTGTCTCTGGAAGCGGATTAGCCGCTGCCACAGCCTGTGCTGCTGCTACAGGAGCAGGAGTAACCGCTGTTGCAAACTGCTTGTACGCCTTCATAAAGGCGATAGCGTCCTTGGTGTCCTTGTACTTATTCCAAAATGTTCCGAGGATAGGACCGAAGGTAGCAAGGGCTGCTGCCCATGCAATGTGCTTGGCTTCTGATCCGTGACCGTCAACGATTGCTGCTGTCTCGGCTGGGACGATTGCCATAAGGTAGTGCTTAACTACCGTTTCTATTTTGCTTACGTTGCTCATATTTTTGTTTGTCCTTTTCTAGCGCTATTGGATAACAGTCTGGACAGTAAATCATCCAGAGCCTTAATTGTATCGCTCCGGCTACTCCGCATCGGAAGCAGTGGGCGTGTGTCAGGACTTTAGTGGGGTTGGGATTGTACCTTGGCAAGATACTCAATCCATGGGAAGTTAGTTCCCGGATCGGTATGCCCACCAGCAATGTGCTTAGCCAAGGTGATGTCGATGTGACCACAGAAGCCAGACTTGCCAGCAAGGATGTCAGCCGGGGTTAGCTTGACGATAGGAATGCCGTTACGATGAGCGATGTCTGCTGCTAGCTTTGCGCTAAGCGCTAGTTCAGCAAGTGAGTAATGGTCGTGCCAATCTGCTTCGCTTTGTGCTGCTAGTCCTGCGTGTTCGATAGAGATAGATTCTTGGTTAAGCTCAAAATCATCTACTGCCCAAGCTGTGTTCTCCTCGAGAACAGACTGGTAGATCTCTGAGTTGTCTACCATGTAGTGAGCAGATGCTTGCGGGCTAGATGGCCCAGCAAACCATTGTGCTACCTGATAGGCGCGTCCGTTGCTCTCTGGGGTTTCCATTGTGTGAACGACGATGAGGCGTGGGGTCTTGCCACCACGTCCTGCTGTGAAGTGTTTAGCTCCGATAAAAGGATAGGTCACTGGTACACCAGTCTTTCTGCTAGATCACCGGGAGTTGTCAAGTCTGCGTCTTTGTTGCAGAGGTTCTCACCGATTGCTTCATAGGCTTCAGCTGTTAGTTCAGAGCAGATGTAGCCCTTAGTAGCCTGAGCCCAGCGATACATAAGTTTGGTCTTAGCGAGGATCTTGAGTCCTAGGATACGAAGTGCGATGTTGCCGATGACGATAAAGTTGTAAGGCTGTCCGATCTTGGACATAGCAAAGTCGGCAATGACATAACGTTCTTTGCTGTCTAGCTCCTCGTGTTGGTTCCAAGCGATCAGGTTGTACTTAGATACAGGGCTGAGGATTACTCCCTTGGGAGTTGCCTCAACAATGTTCCCATCTCCAACATAGATAAACGCATGGTTCCACCGAGAGACAGTTCCGACTTGGATGAGTCGAGCAAAGAGTCCAGTGCTTCTAATGACACCGTAGTCCCCAATTCTTGGCTTGTAATCATTCATGTAGTTCCCCAATCATGTCGATCTCACGCTCTTCGAGCTTGCGGATGTATTCAAGGGCTTGCTGGATTTCAGGTAACATCTTGTACATAGCACGGATAATCTGGGCATCACGCTTGGTCTGACCGATCATGGCAATACCGATGACCAGTTCCACGGTGACTGCTAGCCATGAGGCTAGGTTCATCCACTTGATGTAGGCATGGGTGTCCGTGAACCATGTAGGTTGGTACCACCATACAAAAGTGACAGTTGACCAAAGGATGACGAAGTACCAGTTACGGATAATGCCTTGGACTTTCCATGAAATTTGCTCGCTAAAGGTGAGTACATCTCCAGTAGTCTCGTGGATGTACTTACGCTTGAACGGGTTAGTCATGTTGCCTCGCCTTCATTACCTCGACATCGGTCTTGATTACCTGTTGGTTGTCGATCAGGGCATCAACTTTGTTAATCAACCCGGTCTTACCATCGTTGTATAGGGCGTACTCAATACGGCTAGTACGTCGATCCATCTCATGGATGATGGTGAGAAGTTTCTCGTTCTCTTCCTTGATGGTCTTGATGATGTAGTGGCGAAACAAGACGCCACCAGCTGCTGCTAGACCAGCAAAGACAAAGAAGTAGTAGTAGATAGTTCCGGACAGATTCACTTGGTTAACTAATCCGTTGCTAACGTTGACCATGTGCATCTGCTATACCGTTCTAATAGTTGCGATCAACAAACCACCAAAGTTGGTAAGACGTCGATCTGGGGCTTTTACGTTGATGAAGCTAAGAGACTCGATAAGGCATTGCTGAGTTTCTCCTGTGCGGAAGTCTTGAAAGGTAACCACGTCACCGGCATCTTCGATCTGCTCAAGGGCAAAGAGCTTGTCTCGAGCTTGACCTTCATAGCCAAGTTCACCTGAGTACTTATCCTTCTCGATGTCGTAGCACATCAAAGGAATCTTAATGGTACGAGTACGAGGGGTAGCAGGTACAGCCTTAAGTTGGTAACCCTTAAAGACTGGAGATAAACCGATGTCGGTTGCATCTCGGCTGAGCGTGAAGCGTAGGCCGATAGCGTCCTGTGCTCCTACCGGTTGAGAGATGGTTGCTTCTGGAGTACCGACTACGTTGTCGTAGGTAATCACGTTGTAGTAATTGCCAAAGTCATCAAAGGTAGCAATGCTTATTGAACCCTTGGTCATGGCTGTTGTAGTAGAAGATGGGGCTACGCCTACATCGGCATGTCCAAGGACACGCTTGAAGTTCTTAGGCTCGAGCATGTTGTAGCGGATGTAACCAGTATCTATCCAACCAGATGGGTATACCTCGTCGGTGGCTTGCACCCATAGTCCAAGGTTGCCGATGACTGGAGTAGATGTCGTGGCATCTGTAGCACCGATGAAGCAGAGCTGATCGGTGGTACCGAGGAATGCGATGTCTGTAACTACGCCATCTTCAAGCGTTTCAGCGTAAGCATCCTGAGCAATGGCATACATCAAGTTATCGATCGAGTCTGTAAGATCGATCTTCATAGAACCAGAGTAGGAATCCACGCCGTCAAAGACGGTACCAGCAGCCCAAACAAAGCCATCCTGTGCAGCAAAGCCACGAACGTTCATTGGGTAGGTGTTAAGGATCTGACCATAAGTAATGTCACCAGTCGTAGCATCGAGTGTGCCGATGCGTACACCCTTATTGGTACCGATACAGATGTAGGTTCCTAGGTGTACATACATGGCAAGCACTTGCTCACCTGCTGGGAGTTGCGCTGCTACCTGTCCTACGGACAAGACAGGCATAGCACCAGTGTTATCAAGGACAAACTTATAGATTGCTGAGTTAGCACCAGCATAACCAGACGCGTAGATCGCTACGCCACCTTCTGAGATGTCAGTCCACTTCCAGTGAAGATTAGGATGCGAGTAGACAGGGGTAGGCAGGGATGTACCAGTGCCTGTGATCTGATAAACATTGTTGTTAATGGCAGCCACTAGACGCTGCTTAGCCCATCCGAGTTTAGATGAGGTGATGCTAGAAGATGCTGGGGCTGGATAGAGCGCTACAGCAGAGGTAGATAGATCCATGATCTGCTGGTAGATGTGTCCATTGTCGATGTAGTAGACATTGGTACCATCGTTAGCGATGCTTTGGATTGGGTAAGAAGTTGAGGCAGCGGTAACCAAGGTAGACATGGCAGATGTTGTGCCGTCAGTAACCTTGATGTTGCTGTCCAAGACAAGGAGGCGGTCGTTACCGCCGATGACTACAGACTCAAGCTGAATAGCATTGGTCGTAGTCTGAGTCTGGTTCATGCGGTTGAGGATTGTTACCTGACCAAACTCCATGACGTTGAGTCCTAGAGACTCCTTGAAGCGGTACGAGTTAGATGCCAAGGAAACCGAAAATGGGTTGGCAAATGGGTCGTAGAATGTGATGCCATTGCCTGCGTGAAATGAAGACTGGCTACGAAGCCACCAGTTAGTAAGTGATTGCTCACCCGGATCACGCTGAGTGTCATACTGGTTCTTACGGAACTGCGTAGTGTCACGCTCGTAAGGATGTTCCTGTGTTGGGTTTATGAGGAATGGAACGCCACCGATGGCTACATCGTAGTCAATGTCCGTGTTCTGCCATGTCTGACCTAGAACTACACCAATGTCTACCGCAATGGACCGTTCGGCGCGTCCTTCGGAAATATCAAAACCCGACATAGTTCCTCCTCTAAAAGAAAAAGCCCCGCCAGTTAAGCGGGGCTGGTATTACAACCAATCGTTGATTTCAAAAAACTCTACGCCGTCCTCAACGGTACGGCGTAAAGGGACTATCTCTTCAATCATTCAATCAGATTTACCAATGTTCTAGTTTTATCTTGTGAAAGTTGAGTATAAACTTGAGTAGTGGCTACGGAGGAATGTCGCATCAGATCCCGAACTGCCAGCAGATCACCGTTTGATTTCTCTAGCATCGTTGTTGCAAAGTAATGCCTAAGAGAGTGGAAGTGTTTAGCATTCGGACCAAGGATCCGGCGCATCTCATCTGCTGCTTTTTTAGAGAACTTATTGGGATCGTAGTCCCAAAGCTTGCCGAGGGTTTCATGAGATTGAATCATCTCAGCAACCTTCTTGGCTACCGGCACGACTAGATCAGTCTTGCCTTTGCCGATAACCCGCAAGGAATAACCACCGTTATCCTCGATCAGATCAGCGCCTTCAATCTTGGCTACCTCGTGGGCTCGAAGCCCAACTAAGCCGCCAAGCATGAACCAGTCTTTGTAGGGCTGAGTAGCCTCAGCCATCAGCTTCTCAAACTCAGCTTGAGTAACGGGACTCAGCTTGAGTAACGGGCTTAGGTACGCCTCGACCTGCCTTAACTCTTGGCAGGTCTTCAGCGGGATTGTTGCCGTTAAGCAAGTTCATCTTGTTCAGATGCTTGTAGATCGAGCGTAGGCGAGAGACATAGTTAGCCTTGGTACTTTGCTTGGTAGCCGACAAGACTACCTTCTCTAAATCCTGAAGGGTAGCCAGTGCCGGATGGACGCCGATGCGTCTAATGATCTGCCAGTCTGTACGGATGACATAGGGGCTAAAGCCACTGGTGTCATAACGATTCTTAAGCTGACGATAGATCTCTTCCAAAGGGACAAGATCAGTACTTTCCATGTATATAACCAACTCCGATACCGCATATAAACCCGATGATAGCTATTAACATGGGATCACTGTATTGTTCCTAACTCTCTGTGGAGTGTGCTACTTGCTAAAGTTGCAAGCAATCCATACCATCAAAGCGCCGTTGCCAAATAACCAAATCAACGCTCCGCTAAGAACTAACGCATCTGGCAGATGGCTTGTCCATCCGTAGCGATACTTGAAGGACAGGTAGAAAGCGATAACTAGCCAAGCCATTCCTAGAATAATCATGCCCCCACCTTACACCTTCAGGGGGCTAGGCTGGCAAATCTACGCCTGTGGCGTGGCAGAGTTGGCTGCAAGTGTGGCTAGATAGGCTTGGTAGTCTGAGTTGGCAGGGTCGGTGGGGATAAACCAAATTGTTCCATCTTCTGCCGTCATTTTAATAATTGGCGATGATGGATTGTAAGGATTATCTAATTTTTCATAAGTATTCATTACAACTCCGCACTAGCAATAAAATATGCAACAACCGAATGTCCAGCACTTACACCAGTATCTACCTGACTAATAACCGCCGGATATGAACCATAGATTGTGGCAGAAACATCAGTTGATGAATCTTCATCATAGATTTTGCCGCTTGCTCCCGTTTGAGGACTATAAATAGTTGCACTTGGGGTGGTTCGCATGGTTACTGGCAGCCAAGCACTTAGAGATGTTCTTGCCCCATTGTAATTAGCAATTCCTCTGGTAATGCCTGTGTAAGCAGCCGCACCCGCAATGCCCGTTATTGATTTGTAGTAATACCTCTGGCAGAGGGCT